ACCCACGCCCGAGAATCGTCAATGTGCGACCGTCGAACTTGGGCCTGAGAGACAAACCCTTTCGGAAGTTCGCGAAGGAACCAAACATCGGTGACTTGTAACACGTAGCGCACACGCAATCCTTAACTTTCGTTATGGGATTCGTTTCCCTCTCGCCACTTTGTGCCTCGAGCTCAGTCTCGATGTGACCGAGCTGTGCTTCAAGCGCATCAGCGTACTTGAGGTTGCCTCGTGCCTCCGCTACACTGCCCACACGCAGATCAACGTCCTCATTGAGCATCTTTTCCACATCCTCATCCAGTCCTTGATCCTCGCTGGATAAACGTGAGGCGACGATTTCATCGACCGACTCTTGGACCATCTCCAGCATGTTTATACCCTCGCGTTTGTTTGACTCATATTGTTGTACAACACTGTCAACAAACTCGTCGACGGAGTACTCGCGCTCATCCAGCTTGCCCCATTCAACGCTCGTCATTTTGTGAAGCACTAAATGCGGAAAAGCTGGCTGACCCTTGGCACGGTTCAGCATGTACTGTCGGAGTTTTTCCTTGTCAAGGCGGCGGTTTTGTGGTGGGCCGCTCGCGGTATCGTTGGTTGCCCAATTGGGCTTCACACAAACACACCAAGCGAAGTCGAGCCTCCTGAGAACGGCTTGTGGTTCCTGAATGCTCGGCATTTGGTCTGGCCTGAATGTCTCACGATTGGTCGTGAGCCACACAAACTCTGAACGGAAGTGATACTTACCCTTGTCCTCCAATGCCGCCATGTTCAAACAATAAGGGTTATTGTTGTTGAGCATGATCAGCTCTGAAAAGATCGACTCACCAGTCGCGCTATCGCGAATGAACCCAAATTCATCAATGAGCATGTGTTGTTGTCCCTTGTAACCGGAATAATACTGATCTTTCTGGTTGTATGAGTACATGAAATTGCCTCGATTCTTAAGGAAATCATCGAGTTTATCACGCGGGAGCACTCGTGAGGCAACGACCGGCCAAGACCAGTTCATGAGAGTTGTTTTGCCAATGCCGGGTGCTCCAGTCAGCAGCACAGTGACAGGCGTGGTGCGCTGACCACTACAGTAAACATTCATGGAGCCGAGGTGAACCATCATTAAGTTCAACACACGTTTGCAT